CTACAGGTGGGCGCCCCGATATGATTCATCCTATCGGGGCGCCGCGTGACGTGTTCGCGGATGCTATCGCCGACGGCCTAAACCGGCTTAGTCTAGCTTAGCTTTGATAGTGGCTCTAGCGCTTTGGTTTCGAATGGCTCTAACATTTCCATGATTTGCTCAGCGGCCTTGTATGACCTAAAGAACAGTTCGGGGCCGTCCGGTTCGCAAAGTAGGTCGGCAATGTCAACTAGGGTAATGTTGCCTTTGACCGGTTTAGCGTATGTGCCAAGCCAGGTTAGTTGGGCATCCCACCGGCCATATTTTGACAGTCGGTATTCAAGCGCAAAAAGAACCTTGGCGGTTCCGTTAGCGACAGAAACAACATTGCCGGTTTCGTCTACCTCAATGTTGAAAAATTCATCATAGCCTAGCGTCATGTCGTTGCAGTCTTGATCTTGCGCCGCCCCGGTGGCTAGGGCAGCGGTACGCACTAGCCGGTGTTTTTCCCCTAGAATCTCTGACAGCGACTTCAGAGAGTCTAGGGCATCTCGCAGGTTGCTAACGATATCAGACCTGAAGGCGCTGTATTGATCTACAACACACGCCGCGCACTCAAACGAGTTAACATAGTGAATGATATTGCCAAGGTGACCGATAACATTCGCGTCTACTGGCCCCGCGGTTTCTTGCACGTGCAAGGTATAGGTAGCGAGTAGGGCTTGGTTAATTTCCTCAATAGAGTACAGCATTAGTTTTCCCTAGCATCCCATTCTAGTTTTTTGGAGATGAGCGCGGCCTCAATGAATGGGCGCTGAATCTCACGGAATTGTTCGCCGTCCACGTCGGGCCGTAGGATATGCAGTAGGTCCCGGTAAGTGCAAGACTCGATGTTATAGTTTTTTGCTAGCGTCGCCTCTAGGGCTTGCATATAGTTAGGCGTGGCTTGCTTAATTCCGCGCCACTCCCAACGGATAGCATCATAGTCAATGGTTGTTCGAGTGTTTGCGCCGGTGTGAACGGTCAACGTTACTGGCTGTGACCCTACCTTGCAGTATGTGCAGTGCATTTTTTTTGCTACCGTCACGGATGGGGCGCTGTAGCTCACGCATTTCAGCTACGGTTAGGTTGCCCGCTAGTTCGCGCACATCCCATAGCAGCTTGTAAGGTCCGGGAATGTTGTCGCCCTCAGCAAACATGAACGGGATGGTCTTTGCAAAGCCGCGAAGCGCCCTAATCATAATGTCCGCATCTAGCGTGCGCTTTCCGGCGGCAACTTCCCGCAGATCGTCACTAACGTTAGCTAAGGGGTTAATGGTTCCCGAACCTACACCGCCACCCCACGCCTTGCTGTAGGTGGGTGCGCAGACAGATAGGTTTAATGCCACAATTTCGACTTGATTGTTGTGTTTCATGTTTGTATCCTATGTCCCTACCGGTGTGTAAACAACATTTATGGCTGTGGCATTGCTCACATAAAGCCTTGATGGCTTCATGTTCGCGGCGATACAGCATCCAAGCCATTTGCAAAGTACCTTGTGCCCAAGCGAACGCCAAATTCTCAATGGTGGATGGGTTGCCGATAGAGTAAGGGTAAAGCGCTTTAATGTCGTAGCGTTCAGGGTGGGACCTGACTTCACGCCTCACGCTAGCTAGGTAAAAAATCCCGTACTTGCATACAACCTCTTTAACAAGATAAGAATCTGATGGCCATGTCGGATCGTAAATCACGCTGGCCGCCGTGTGAACAAATTCTTTGAATAGCGTTTCGGTTGTACATTGTTCGCTAGTATTCCCCTTTAACAAGACGTTATATAGTGCCAGGTAGGCCACCAGGTCCAACTTGGTATCAAACGCGCCCACGGTGCCCGGCGTGCAGGTCTCTAGCCTATCTACTTTGCGCGCCATGCTGGCCACAAACGCAAGCTCACCGCGCTTGCACCAGCTATCACCGTATTCACTGTTCTTGCTGGCGAATACACGCTCAATGGTTTCAAGCGGCGTTTCATCCATAATACCCAACCCAAGCAGGGCTTGCTTGCGTGGGTCAACAAACACCTTTTCCTCACTCATTGTCTGAATCTTCCTTTACCGGTAAGGGCAGGTCGTACACGGCGTCAAGGTAAGGCTTAAGCATGTTCAGAATTTTCTCAGCCTTACCTGAATAACCGCACAGATAACCTAACCCTTGCAAACTTAAAATATTCTGATACCACGACCGCAAAACCTTATACTCCAAAGGGTTCGAGGCGCTGTCTAGTAGCGTTCCGTCATGACACGCGGTAATGAACTTTTCGGAATTTCCGAACAGTTCCCTTTCGTAGCTCAAACATTCGACGTCGCACCATTCCTCATAATCGCGCCGCAACAGCTCTAAACGCAGCGCAAGAATTTCGTACTGTTCATCGGTTAACCATTCCAGCGGCGCGGGCTGGGTGGCTTTCTTAGGGGTAAAAGTGCGCAAATCGCAGTTAGTTAAAATAATCGGCCTCAGCTTGCTTGATTGTTTAATACAGACAAGGAATTGCTTACCCTCATTGCAAATCATTCTCAAGAATATAGCTAGACTATAAGACAAGGACGGCCCCTTATGCTTAAAATACTCCAAGCTTGGCAGATTGAACCAATAGAAAGATTGGGCGTGTGAGGCAAAGAACATTGAACATGCATCGTTACACAGTTCGTCATAATCTTCTATGAAGATATTGTCAGGCGTCCTAATGGTGGCCTCAAAATATTCAAAAATGAAGTCTTTAATTTCGTCAAAACAGAGCGTCGGGCGCTCACCTACAAAGCAAATTAAATTATCATTGGCATCTGGCCTATCTAGCGCCCTCACTACTTTAGCGGGTAATAGATAGGTGGGTGCGTCGCTGTTGGCAAAGTCAATGTTGTAGATCTTAGTTCCCATTGTTGTTGTTCTCCTTATCCTTACGACAGCCGCTTTTCAACATAGCTAAGCACACGGTAAGCCGCCTCAATGGTGGGTGCATCGTTAGACATGACCGCCGCCCCGGCAAGGAACCAAGCCAGGTTAAGCGCATAGGCTCGCCTAGACGCATTCAATTCGCCCATAAACAGTAGCCCCTTTAGCGAGTCAGCATACCCGGCGGCAATCTTAAACCCAACAGGGTCAAGGCCGTTACCCTTAAGGCTCTCCTTAACAAGGGCAATACTTGCCTCCAACTGGGCGCGCTCACGCTTAAACAACACATTCTTAACCATTAAGTCAACTCTTCCTTTTCGAATAGCATCTTTCTAAAGTGCAACTCTAGAATATCTTTAAGTGTTCGCGTGTCGGCGATAAGTTCTTTATCGTCTAAAGTTATAGCCACCCCAAGGGCGACGTTCGCGCAGGCGCAAGAGTAAATGTGCGCGGTAAACGATGTTGGGGACGCAACAATATTTTGGCGGGCTTGGAACGCTTCCGCGCAAATAAACATGCCGTCAGTGGAAGGTATTTGTTTACTCTTAATCTTGCGATTAGCTACCTCTACAATACGGTCAACTAGCGAGTTAACCGCGCCGGTATAGTCTTTGTCTAGCTTCATTCTTGTTCCTCCCCATGTAGAGATTCTGCGACGGCTGGGGCGCCGCTGTCAAGCAGCAATACTTCAACGCGGGCACCTATAGACCTACCCAACCTCTGGGTTGCCCTGATAAGTTCCAAATCACCCAAAACTGAGGCCATACCCACTAAGGCGCATGCCTGCCCGTAAGCGTAAATAGCGTTAATGAGCGAATCTGGCTCCGACTCAAGGGCGCCCCTTGCTAGCCCTAGCCTAATATTAAAAAGCCTGTCCTCAGCAAAAAGCATTTGGTGGGCTTTAAGCTTGTCTCCCACTAGGCCATTTAAGGCACGCTCAATACGGCCTAGCATCGAAACATATTCTCCCCCTTGGGGTGTTTCAGGCTCGCAGTCTGACAGAAGCGCCCCTGATTCTTCAAGCTGATTCAGCTTTCCTTCATCCATTTCCCGTTACTTTCTTTCTCGATAACGTCCGCAACCTTAGACAATGCCGGCTCAGGTGCTTTGCCGCTTTTGCTTTCATACTCGATATATACGGACTCAGCAGGAACTACAGTGCGAACGCCGCCTATCAAGATAGATAGGTTCCCGCGCCGCAATAATGCTGAATCTTCAATAACGCGCTCGATCACCTTACGAAAAGCGCTGTGAGCAATTTTTCCGGGATCGCTAAGGGCGGGCGGCAAAGCGTTCAACAAACCCTGCAATACGCCATATGACATTTCGTCATGTGCTATTAGTAAAGAATCGCCCTCTAAGAAACGCATACTGTAGATATGTAGTTCTGAGTAGTGGCACAAAGCATGGCTAGCTTGTCGCCAACGTGAAGCCGCACGCTTAGAAACACCCTCTGTCTGTTCGATAGCGTCCGCGACAGCCAATAGTTCGTGTTCAATCTCTTTCCAGGTTGGGACACTCACTTGTTGCTCCTTTCTTCAGTTTCGACCATTTTCAATAGTCGTGGGACAAGCGGCTTAGCAACCATGTGCGCAAATACCGCCGCAATGTTTTCGGGGTCTTCCCCCGCCAAAGCTTTAAGCAAGGCCAGGGCGTCTAGGCACTCCTTGGCATTGGCTACCTCGCTAGCCGGGGTTGGGGCCTCTTCCACACCAGCAAGCCAACCGGCGTAGTCTTGCACCCCATTCATAACCCTTAGCAGGGTACAACGCTTGGCAGGGTGAATGCCTTTTGTCTCTTGGATCACCGCTTTTAGACCGAACAACCCGGCAGTAATACTGGCTAGCGTCCGGGTAGATAGGTTCCTCACCGGTTACTCCTTAAATGTGGAAGGTGACAGACAGCGCGCCACCGAGAGCGGGCACATAGTTAGGTGACACAACGTCACTACGTTCAATACCAAGCGCAAGCAATGCCTGAGCCGTAATCATGGAAACAATGTAGACGCGGCCGGGAACCTGGTCCGGTAGACCAATGATCCTACCGATGTAGGACAAGTCATAGACGGGAACGCCGTCTACAGTCTCTACTGGTTCATCCGAAAATACCTCTTCAGCGCGCGCAGCGCCGGAAGATTCAACGGTTAGGTCAGACATGTTGCCACGCTTGAAAGTGACAGCGTGGGGAGTGAGATTAACAATTTCGGTCACGCTCTCCGGGTCAAACGTGATGTTGGCGGCCTTGCCGCCGAACGCCATGTTTGCGCCGCCCTTAAACTTTGCTAGACCCTTATAGATAATGGCGGGCCCCTCGCGGTGGTCAATAGGTCCAGGGACTAGAACCTGATCACGTAGTTCAGGGAGCGCCCATGCGGTGACAAGTGGAACCAGGGCGCGCTCGCCGTAGCCAACCTCGACGGCGCGGGTAGGGGTAGCCTTAGTGTGCTTAGTGATTACCTTTACTCCGGCGAGTGCACCAGTAGTGGGCAGGACGTCAGAGATAATGCCATGCTTGAGGAAAGCAGGCCCGCCCGCCTCATTGCCAACGAGGGTACCGTCGGCAAACTTCGTGGAGTACTGCATGTAGGCTTTGATTGTGGTCATTGTTTGTTCTCTCTTTCTTTCTATGTCCCCCGGCGCAACTGTCGGGGGGGGGGGGGGCGCCCCACGCCCGAACGAACTGACGTAAGAAC